GTATTCAGTAGCCAAACTGCAAACAATAACCGCAATATCAATAACATTAAACCAATAGTTTTTGGTTTTTCTGTCGAAGCACTTCTTTCTGTTGTACTATTTAATTGCGGATTAGAGAATATGTTCCGCATGTTTGGTGTAGTGGATTCTATTGTTTTACTAGATTCATCTATTTCCATTCTGAAGCTCCATAAATTACTTTTCTATCTCATCTTTTTTTATAATAGATCTATCAAATCTATGTCTATACCATGGACCGTCTTCTTCATGAGACAAATCAACTAAAATACTATCGCGATATTGTTTTAATCTATCGATAACATAATCAATAATTTTAACATCATCGTCATCAATAACGTCAATGTTATATTTTATTCTTATCGGGTTACCAATATATCCATTATATTCAAAATAAACCTTTGGTATAACAGGACCATATTGCCAAGCATAAAAATCTTCTCGAATTAGTGCTCTACCTCCAATTACATAAGACATCCCTTGAATAAAGTACAGAAGTTTTTGCAAGCGCAAATTAGTAACAGGTGCACCTTCTTCAAAGCACTTATTGATAATGTACATAGCTATAGTTAAAGCATCATACATAGCGCTCACTCCTTCCATTCTTTATTCTTAAGTATAACATTTGAGCTATGGCAAAAAGAGAACCATACATTTGTTCGTGTATGTTCTTCATTTTATGTAGTACGATTATATCATTCTATTCGACACTTGTACAGTTTTTTCCTCTATATTACTGAAAAGTTCCCTTTTTAATTTACTGTTCTTTTATTTCGTAAACTTATTTTTGTTTAATTTATTTCCACTGTCGCCCCCTTTAGCACCAATTTCCCCGTAGCATTTATCTCGATATTACCATTGTCATACCGGATAAAGCTGCCATCAGCAAACGTGATACTGCGTACGGCTGAATCACTCTCAACAGGTTTGTCAACGGAGCTGTAAAAAGCGCCGATGATAAATCCGCTGCCGATGCCGCAGCCGCTGGCATTTGGCTGGAAAATGCACAGGACCTGCGTCCCGACCTCTGGTATCCAGTAAGCGCGCGTCTGGCTGCTGCCGATAGTAATTATGGGCAGCTCAGCGCTGACAAGGTCGTCCTTATCATCAAACACAACGCGAGCGCTGCAGGCAGCCCCGTTGACGGCCGATATGGTGCCGATACGGATAAGGTTTTTGATTTTGTTAATATCCATCCAAACACCTCCGCACATCAATGCGTGTTGTATAGCCGCTGCCTATATCATGTTGCGCCTTGATGATGATGTATTTGCCGTCAAACACGCCGAAACCGCTCAACATGATGTTGACGGCCGCGGCCAGCTCGGGATAACCGACAAATGTAAACGTACCGGATATCTCAGCGCTGTTTTTCTCGCGCAGCTTCTTTTTGGCCAGCCGTTCCGCGTCTGCAATGCTGGTAACCTGCTCGTTGACCTCGAGAGTCTTGCCAGTTGTTTTACCTGGAGCCGCAAAAGTAGCCTCAATTTTCTGCTTGTCTTTACCCTCCTGGTATTTGACATGGCAGGCCTTATATACATCACGGACTTTGCTGCTTAGGCTGTAGCTCATAAGCAGGTCAAGCGATTTAAGGCCGGCATCTGCAGCAATCGTGCCCGGTTTAGGCAACTGAGCGACGGCATCTGCAGCCTCATAATCCGCCTCATCAAAAATGACAAGCTGATTGTTACATATCTTGAGCGCAAGGCCGTGGTCAGCGCAGAGCTGATACAAAAATGATAAATCGGACTGCTCCGACTGCTCTGCTCTGTCTATGACGGGGTTATAATCCTTGACGTCATAATACAGCTCAAGTCCTGCGCCGCCAGCAATATCGTTGGCGATACGCTTAAGCTCTGCCTTTTCCCAACTGCGTGTACGCTCAACTCCACGCAGATTATTGTTGTCAGGCACGCTTATCGCCTTGATTTGCACCTCGCTAGGCATTCCGCTTGATGTTATCTCGTCAATCTCAAACAGACCGAAACGCACGACCTGCTCAGCACCTGCATTGATGTGCCTGATGCTCACGTCAAGCGTCGCGCCCTTCTCCGGCATCCATGCTGATTGCCACAGGCCAGCTTTATCCTCCAGCGTAAGCTGCAGGTCGTCAGCCTCGCCCGACATATTGTCGGTATAGCTTACTGATTTGAGATATTGCTGCAGGTCAGCGCTGATATCCTTGCCGTTGTAACTCACCATTACAAGGCAACGTCTTGCGTCCATCATCTCAGCGCCTCCATGGCGGCAGCATCGATGTTACCGGAGCGGTATACTCCGGCGCATCCAGCTCAACACCTGCCGGGAAGACCACCATATCAGCATAACGCTGATTTGCTTCCAGCAGGACGTTTAGCGATGCTTCGTCATTATACAAGCGCTTGGCAATCAAGTCCCACATGTCGCCCTGAGTAGTTGTGTAAGTCTTACGCATAGCTTACCCTCCTCTGTTGGTTCTGCAAGTCCTGCAGCATCTTCTTAAACTTTGCCATCTCCAACTCCAACACCTCGCGGATCTTACCTTCGTCGCCACCGCCTTGAATTGTAATGTTTGGTGCAAACGTAGCAGTAATATTGGCACCACCGCCCAACGGATTGCCCATAATGCGGTTTGTTTCCGCCAGCAGGCCGATGTTCCGCGCATTTGGCGTATGCGGAATAGCGGACTCGCCGCTGTCCTCAGCAAAGGTTGTCAGGAACGCGCCCTTGCCGTAGATACCTCCAGAAGCGTTGTGTGCAACGTCACTACCACTGCTTCCTTGAGCAGTTATATTGACCTTGCCGAAGATTGGCTTAGAGATAAAATCGCTGATGGCCTGCCATTTTTCCTGTACCCAAGAGAATGCATCAGAAAACTTGTCTTTTATACCATTAACAAACTGCTGTATTGCTAAAGAAGGATTGTCCCACAATGTTATAAACCACTGCTTGACGATGTCCCAGTTGGCAATAAGCGCAGTTCCAGCAGCAATCGCCCAGCCGATTGGACCTGTAATAAACATAATCGTTCTAGCTGTCGGACTGTCCCAAAGGTTGACAAAAAACTGTTTGATTGCATCCCAATGAGTGTAAAGCGCATAACCGACAGCTATAATGGCAGTAACACCAGCTATAAACAAACCTATTGGGCAAGCATACATTGCAGCATTCATTGCCCATTGTGCGGCAGTCGACAATATTGTGCAAGCTTTAAAGGCTTTCGATACAGCATTGCAGGCAATAGAGGCAGTTTTATAAGCATTAACCACAGCAGCACCCGCACTTACAGCAGCCACAAATCCAGTCAATGCCACGCCAACCACTCCCATGCCTATAGCAACGTTTGTCAGCGTTTTGTTTCCAGCAAGCCACCCGAAGAACTTAGCCCCAGCTTCAGCTGCTGTTGCCATTGCAGGCAAAAAAGCTGTTCCGATAGAAATTTGCGTAGACTCTAAGGCAGAATTAAATCTTGTCATAGCGCCTTGTGCATTATCTTGCATCTTTTTTGCTAAGCTATCGGCTGCACCAGTAGAATTTTCGAGTTCAGTTACCAGTTTTTCAAAAGTTCCATCGCCGCTATTAAGCACAGCAAGCCATCCTGTTGCCGCTTCCTGGCCAAATATAGCTTTCATAGCTGCCAGCTTTTCTTCCCTACCTAAATCTTTAGTTTTGTTTCTTAACTCAACAAGAATAGTTGACATTTTCTTCGGCCCACTAGTATCGCTCATGTTTATGCCAAGGCTCGCCATTGCTAGGGCTGCCTCTTTTTGTTCAGCTGTAATATCATTCATAGACATTCCAAGCTGTTCCATTGCCTTTTGCGCCATCTTTGGGGGTCCTGCCAAGCGTAAAAAGCCTGCACGCAACGATGTACCGGCTTGACTTGCCTTAATACCGCTATTAGCCATCAAACCAGCTAAAGCAGCAGTCTCTTCCATGGATGCTCCAAAAGCTTCAGCTACCGGAGCAGCATATTTCATAGTGTCGCCAAGCATCTCTACATTTGTGTTTGTCCTAGTAATTACCGTCGCATAAACATCTGCCATGTGTCCAGCTTTTTCAGCAGATAAGCCGAATGCAGTAAGATTGTCCGAAACTATATCGGCGGTGCGTGCCAAATCTGTTCCACCAGCTGCCGCTAAACTCAACAAACCAGGCATACCAGCCAT